TCGGTTAAAAAGGGCGAGTATGCAGATTGGACTAAGCGTTTCATGCGCCAAGTGTGTTCGTTCCCAGAATCAGGTGGCCATGATGACTATGTGGACTCTTTGTCACAAGCGCTGCGGGTTCTTAGAGATTCTGGCTGGCTGCAGCTAGACCCCCTACCAGCCCGGGATTACGATTATGCTGAGGATGGGCGTAAAAGATATAACCCCTACGCAGCTTAGGGCGGATTTGTCTTGTTTCTTGTATAGATAGATATAGCCACCTTATTTAACTCGCAGGAGACACTGCAGTGCCCAATTTAGAAAAAATGACAGCCGGTGCTCGTATGTTGTACGAGCAAGCGGTTAAGAAGTTCCCTGCGATGATGGGGAGAGCCCCAACCGCAGAAGACTTGGCAAAGATTGAGTTCCACGCCCAAGAATTTTCCAAACCATTAACCGAAATGAGTCCAGCGCACGCGCAAGAATTGCAGCGTCGCTTACAAGCCACGACCCCAGCCCAAAACATGATGGTTGATGCGTCTGGCCGTGCATACCAACCTGTTCACAGCATTGACCAATCTAAAGGATTGCTTAGCCCTGAAAAAGCAGCTGGTTACGATGTAGACCAATTTGGAAATACCGCAGCCAACTTTAGGGCTCGTGAAGGACTCTATGCACCCGATGTGCAAGCGTTCGAATCACGTGACCCTTTCTTAACACAGGCCATGACTGGCCGTCCGCCATCTAGAACTTACCAAAAACCAATCACCACCAACATTGATGATTTGATGACTAACCGTGCTGCTTTAGAGGCACAAGGTCAGTATGGTGATGTGGCTCATGTAGAACCCGGCGGCTATCCAACCCAGTCTACTACACCATCAGCAGACTACTTTGCTCAGATGGCATCAGGTATTGAAGCGGCAAAATTACCGGCAAACATTCGCTCAACATTGCGTGAAGCTCTTGGCCATCAACCATCTGAGGATGAAGTCAATGCGGCAATTGCCAACCTAAACGTAGCAGGCCACGACTACACTGGCAAAGGTGCAGCTATCTTTGGCGAGCGCCCACCTACCAAGCGCGGAACATTAACCGCTGCTGAAAAAGCAGCCTTGGCCGAGTGGAGACAAAAAGCAATTGACTCAGGCATGTCACGCACAGCTGTAAATTCCAGCCCAAGCGATTTGGCAGCCAAGTTCCCAAGCATCGCAGCAGAACAAGAATTAGGACCAGCAGCCCCATTTAAAACTGGTGGCAACGTACACCCAGACCAGCTCAGAGCAGAAATGATTGTGCACGGTTATGAGCCAAAAAAGTATTCGGTAGGTAATTGGGTAATGGATACAGCAGCGCCAGCTGTTGGCCATGTTATTGTGCAAGGTGCTCCAAGTATTACAACGCACGGAGCGGCTTTAGCACCAAGTGTTCCAGATATTAAATCCGCCATACAAAGTGCTAACGCAGGAAAATACGGAGAGGCATTAGGAACAGCTGGGGATGTAGCCAGTGCTGTGTTACCTTGGACTCCGTTAACCATTGGAGCACAATTGATGGCGTATTCCCCTGAAGTGGGTGATGACACGCTTAAAGGATATGATCAGTATCAACAAGACAAAGCAAATAGATTTGCATTTGGGCAGTATAATCAAGCGGTAAAAAATGCAAGACCTTTACATCATGGTAGAATACCTTTGGAAATTAGTTCTCCCGGTTCTGCAAAACCAATTGATTACACAAGTGAATCTATGGCGCGACCTCCGGAACCAGAACGTTTTCCAACGGATCCCGCACACAACTCTTTACTAGCTCGTAAAACAGGCTTAAATTAATTTATGGCAACTCCAAAAATACCGTTACAACAAGGCGCTAACTTGCCGGGTTTAGATTCCAACCGCAAAGTATTGCAAGGTGAGGATCAGCAAGAAGAGCTCGATGATATTGAGCAAGACCTTGGCATGGATGACGATGATAATGTTGAAGAAGACATTATCGAGTTAGATGACGGTTCGGTTGTTGTTAACTACAAACCAACTAAAAGTCCACTTCAACGCCCTGAGTTTTATGCCAACTTGGCTGAAACAATGGACGAAGCTGTGTTGTACACACTGGCAAATCAGTACCTAGAGTACATTGATATCGACCGTGAAGCGCGTAAGGAGAGAGACAAGCAATATGAAGACGGATTACGTCGCACTGGATTGGGTAAAGATGCTCCCGGTGGAGCTACCTTCGATGGAGCAAGTAAAGTGGTCCATCCAGTTATGGCAGAGTCTTGCGTGGATTTCGCAGCAAGTGCTTCTCGAGAGCTTTTACCTTCCGATGGAATTGTTAAATCCGAGATCAAAGGTGAAGCAGACCGCCAACGCCTCAAAGTAGCGGACAGCAAAGCTGACTTCATGAACTGGCAGCTCACTGAGCAGGTGCCAGAGTACCGTGATGAGATGGAGCAGTTGCTCACTCAGCTACCATTAGGTGGTTCACAGTACCTTAAATGGCGTTTTGACACAGAACAAAAGCGTCCTATTTGTGAGTGGATTCCAATTGACAACATGTTGTTGCCATACGCAACGACTAACTTCTACACATCTCAGCGCGTTACTGAGGTGCAAGACATTACTGAAGACATTTATCAGCAGCGTATTGATCAAGGCATCTATGTTGACCTTGAAAATATGAACTACACGTCAGAAATTGATACTGACCAACAAACTCGTAGCCAAATGGCTAACGATAAAATTGAAGGTAAGAGCTTACCATCAGTCAATATTGACGGAGTTCGCCGTATTTATGAGATTACATGTTACGAGCGCTTGGATGATGACGAAGAAACCGAAGGAAAACGTGCTCCTTACATTCTAACAATCGATGAGTCCAGTGGAAAAGTCTTGGCTCTCTACCGCAACTGGGCTTATGGCGATGAAAAACTTACAAAACTGGATTGGTACGTTGAGTTTAAATTCATTCCTTGGCGTGGAGCTTACGCTATCGGATTGCCTCATCTTATTGGCGGTCTCTCCGCTGCTCTTACTGGCTCTTTGCGCGCTCTTCTTGACGCTGCTCATATCAACAACAGCCAGACAATGCTTAAACTCAAGGGTGGCAGAATTGGTGGACAGTCCGACCGAATTGAACCAACCCAAGTAATTGAGATTGAAGGCGCTCCGGGCGTTGATGATGTTCGCAAATTGGCAATGCCGTTGCCATTTAACCAACCTTCTAGCGTTTTATACAACCTTTTAGGCTGGTTAACAACTGCAGCTAAGGGCGTAGTCACAACAGCTGAAGAAAAAATCGGTGAAGTGAACTCAAATACCCCAGTTGGCACAACTCAAGCGTTAATTGAGCAGGGCGCCAAGGTATTTTCGAGCATTCACGCACGTTTACACCGCGCCCAAGCCAAATCATTGGCAATTCTTTCACGAATTGACCACTGGTACTTGGAAGAGATGGACAATGAGTCCGGTACTGAGGTGGAAGTTCGCTATTTTGCTGAAAATAACGACATTCGCCCAGTTTCAGACCCCAATATTTTCTCTGAAACACAGCGTTTAGCTCAGGCACAGGCCACTTTACAGATGGCAACGCAAGCAAATCAAATCCAGCCCGGATTATTTGACATGCGAGCTGTCTATAACCGCATTTTAAAGCAGCTTCGTGTTCCAGCGATCAACGAAGTGATGCCAAACCCAGATGGTGTCAAAGAATCGAACCCAGCACTGGAAAACGTTTCCATGACTATGGGACGTCCAGCCGCAGCTTACCCAGATCAAGACCATATTAGCCACATTAAGGTGCACATGGCCTACGCTCAGGATCCAAACTACGGCGGCAACCCACTAATTGGGCCAGCTTTTGCACCACACGCTATTGAGCACATCAAACAGCACTTAACGCTACACTATTTGCAAAACATGCGTGCTACAGTGGCCACAGCAGCTGGCGGACACGACGCATTTAAGTTAAATGAAGAGCAACCACTCGATATTGAAGCCCAACAAGCCTTGGCATTAGCCTCTCAACTGGTAGCACATGACTCTCAGATGACTTTCCAAAGTATCCAGCCCGGAATCCAGCAGTTAGTACAAAAAGTACAGCAGATGCAGCAAGCTCAGCAACAGAACGCGATGAATGCTGATCCAACAGCCCAAGTACTGCTTAAAACACAGATGGCTGAGACACAGCGCAAGAGTGAAGAGTTCCAAGCGAAGATGCAAGCTCAGATGCAAGAGGCTACTCAGTCATACCAGCTTAAAGTTGCTGAGTTACAGCAAAAAGTTCAAGAGTTGCAGGCTAAATACACAACGCAGACTAGCATCGACAACCAACGCAACGCCACAGATATTGCAATGGCTAACATCAACAACGCGGCTAAAGAGCGTGTTGCTATGATCACAGCTGGCGCCGCAATGGATGCTCAACAGATGCAGCTTGAGCATGAGCAAGACCTGTCAGCCATGGAAGCGATCAATGCGTCCAACGCAGACATCCGTCAGCATGGCTTAGCAATTGAGCAGCAAAACTTCCAAGCTCAGGCTGACATGGTTAAGCAGCAAGCCCAACAAGATGCGCAGTATCAGGCGCAGGCACAGTTGGCAGACCAACAGCATGTACAGCAACTACAACAAAACCAGCAGCAAGCAGCTTTACAACCACCACAACAACCTACTGAAGGACAATAATGGCAAAAGATGAATTAGGTTTCCGTCAAACCTACAAACAGATGGGCAAACAAAGCTCCGGCGGCGGCCCAGAAGATAAATCACTCGACAAGGGTAACTCTGGATCACAC